AAGAATGGCGAAAGCTTTTCCCCATAAGTTTAATACTGGAGGAGAAGTTTCTCAATTAAATAATAACGTGCAAGAACCTGTAGCGAACTCAAGTAGAGGTACAAGAGGCAAAGCAGGAAAAGCACGCACCGTCAAGTTGTCACCAAGTCAAGTAGCTATTGCTAAGAGACTAGGTGTGCCTCTTGAAGAATACGCTAAACACGTAAAATAAGGAGATAAAAATGGCTGATAACAAAGAAGAAATCACCACAACTGATCGAGCTCCTCGATCTGCAGATACACGAGATAGTGAAACTCGTCTTAAACCATGGCAACCACCGTCTTTACTAGACGCACCAACGCCACCAGATGGTTATATCTATAGATGGCTTAGAGAATCTATGGTAGGAGTAGAAGATAAAGCGAATATGTCAAAACGTATTCGTGAAGGATGGGAACCAGTGAGAGCTGAGGAACACCCTGAATTTGAAGCCCCAACTGTAGATGATGGAAGACACGCAGGTGTAATCGGAGTAGGTGGCTTAATACTCGCAAAGATGCCTATCGAAACCGTCAATCAACGACGTGCATACTACAAACAAATGGCTGCAGACCAGATGCAGGCAGTCGATTCGAATCTTATGCGTGAGAGTGATTCAAGAATGCCTATTAGTAACCCTAATAGAAATTCTCAAGTCACATTTGGTAAAGGAAATGATTCATAAAAATCATGACTTTTAATTTTAATGTAATAAATAAGGTGAAAATAAATGGCAAATGTAAATAGCCCAAATGGTTTCACACCTGCTTATCACATGACTGGTGGTACTATAAGACCTTCTGAGTTTGCAATCGCAAGTGCGACTAACGCATCTATCTTTAGTGGTGATGTTGTTAATTTATCTAGTGGTTTAGTAATTCAAGGGACTGCAACTGGTGCTCCGTTAGGTGTATTCGCAGGGGTTGAATACCAAGCAACCGATGGTTCTGTTGTCTTTTCAAAAGTATGGACAGCTGATACCGTCACATTAGGTTCTGCAAATGCGAAAGCGTATGTATATTCCGATCCTGATATTGTTTATGAAGCTCAGTCAACTGGGACTCCTACACAAGCATCTATTGGAACAACTAATACGATTTCAACAACTGCAGGTGATTCTAACACAGGTCGATCAAAAGAAGGTGTAACAACTACAACTTCTAGTGGTATTGCGACAGTAGTAGGGTTTGTAGACAGACCTGATAATTCTATTGGTCAGTACGCTAGATTGTATGTGATATTCCCTGCTTCTGTATTCGGCAATAACTAAAAGGTGAATAATAATGGCAATTAATAGAGCGCAATTAGTAAAAGAACTCGAGCCAGGACTGAATGCACTTTTTGGTCTCGAGTATAACCGTTACGAGAATGAGCATGCAGAGATTTTTGACACTGAGGCTTCAGACAGAGCGTTTGAGGAAGAAGTGATGTTATCTGGTTTTGCGCAAGCTCCCGTTAAAGGGGAAGGTGCAGCAGTAACTTATGATACAGCTCAAGAAACTTTCACATCTCGTTACACTCACGAAACAGTAGCACTAGCATTTGCGTTGACAGAAGAAGCTATCGAAGATAATCTCTACGATACTCTTTCTTCAAGATACACAAGAGCTTTGGCTAGATCAATGGCAAACACGAAGCAAGTAAAAGCTGCAAACGTGCTTAACAATGGTTTCTCAACTTCCTTTCCAGGAGGAGACGGAAAACCTCTCATGACAACTGATCATCCATCTTTAACAGCTGGTGATCAATCTAATGAGCCAAGTTCAGCAGCAGACTTAAACGAAACTTCGTTAGAGAATGCTTTGATTGATATTTCTCAATTTAAAGATGAGAGAGGAATAAAAATCAATGTACAAGCTAGAAAACTGATCATTCCACCACAACTGCAGTTTGTTGCAGACAGAGTATTAAATACTCCAGGAAGAGTGGCTACATCAGATAACGACATCAACGCTATGAAAAACATGGGAATGTTACCAGAGGGTTATGTTGTTAATCACTATCTAACTGATACAGATGCATTCTTTATCAAAACTGATGCTCCTAATGGTCTGAAGCACTTCGAAAGAGCTGCAATGACAACTGGTATGGAAGGTGACTTCGAAACTGGTAACGTTAGGTATAAAGCTAGAGAAAGATATTCTTTTGGCTTTAGTGATTGGCGTGGAATCTACGGATCTCCAGGTGCTTAATCAATAAGCGTAGCTTAGGAAAGGGATCTTCGGATCCCTTTCTTTTTTATAAGTATTACTATAGAATAAATTCATCTAGGGTAAATAATTTGTTTTATCGACTGACCTAGCAGACAAGCCGAGACGATAAGACTTATTTCCAAAGGAGGAAATTATGGCAAAATCGACATTTTCAGGTCCAGTTAAATCTTTAGCTGGTTTTATTTCAGCAGGTAGTACAGCGGTAGTTAGTTTAACAGCAGACACTACACTTACAGTGGCAGCACACGCAGGTAAAATTTTAACCACTAATGATGCAGACGGTAAGTTTACACTACCTAGTATAGTAACAACATCTCCTTCTGATCCAACAGATCCAAATCAACTTAATAACTTAGGAGCTAGTTTTTTCTTTGTTGTAGAAACTGCTGCTACAGATATGGATATTCTTACAGATGGAACAGATAAATTTGTAGGTGGACTTTATACAGGTGTAGACGATGCTACAGGTAAGACCTTTATCTCAGCAGCATCTAACGATGTAATCACTATGAATGGTTCTACTAAAGGTGGACTTGTAGGCAGTATAGTTAAAGTTACTGCTATGGCTTCTGCAAAATATGCAGTAGAAGGTATAATACTAGGATCAGGAACTTTAGTAACACCATTTGCTGACGCATAATCAGGAGTAAATAATGGCTGATGCAGTAACTTCAACAACCATCCTCGATGGCGATAAAGATTTCGTAGTTCAGCTGACCAATGTTAGTGACGGCACTGGAGAAAGTGCTGTCGCTAAAGTGGACGTAAGTGCTCTAACAGCACGTAAAAGTGATGGAGCAGCATGTACAGGAATTAAACTTACTAAAGTTTATTATTCTATTCTAGGGTTTACTAAAATAGGTTTATTCTGGAACGCAACTTCAAACACTCTGTGTATGGAATTAAATCCAAGTGCTGATGGTATTTTAGATTTTTCACCTTTTGGTGGGCTACAGAATACATCAGGCTCAGGTAAAAACGGAGATCTTTTACTTACAACCACTGGTCATAGTTCAGGTGATACATACATGATAGTTTTACATTGTATTAAAGATTACGAATAATGGCGACATCGGGAACTAAGACTTTCCAGCTAACTATTGCGGACACTATTGAAGAAGCATATGAGTTAGCTGGCTTAGAGCTTAGGACGGGATATGATGCAGAGGCTGCAAGGCGGTCTCTGAACATCATGTTTGCAGATTGGGCTAATAGGGGTGTAAACCTTTGGACAATAGAACAAGTAACTACTAACCTAACATCAGGAACTAATAGTTATACTTTAAATTCTTATGACATAGATATAGTTTCTGCAGTTATAAGACAAGTAGATAACTCTACAACCACAGATCTGCAACTTACAAGAATAGGTAGAACAGAGTATTTAAATATACCTGACAAGGCATCTACAGGCAGACCTACTCAATTTTTTCTAGATAGGCAAACAACACCTGTAGTAAAATTATGGCCAACACCAGACTCTGCTGCTACATATAGGTTAGTAGCTAATACTATTCAAAGAATAGATGATGTAACAGCATCGGCTCAAGATCCAGAAGTACCTTCAAGGTTTATGCCTTGTATGGCTAGTGGTTTAGCATACTACATAGCTTTAAAGAAAAACCCAGAAAAAGCTCAATTATTAAAACAACAGTATGAACAAGATTTCAAACTTGCTGCTGATGAAGACCGTAATAGAGCTTCTCTTCATCTTGTACCTAATAGGAGTTATTTATAATGGCTTATGCTGCTGGTAAATATTCTCAAGCACAATGTGACAGATGTGGGTTTGTATATAAATACACACAACTAAAAACTGAGTGGAACAATTTAAAAGTTTGCCCAGAGTGTTATGAACCTAAGCACCCACAACTAGAACCAATAACAACCCCAACAGATCCAGAGGCTTTAGTTCAACCAAGAGGAACTGAAAGTGCACCGACCACGGGATACGGAATAGTAAAAACAGAAAACACTAAAGATAGTTTAGGTATGACTGCTCCTTCTATGTTTGTTTCACACAATGATACGATAGGCTCTAGCTTTTTTATCGCTAAGTTAGTTGGAGAAGTTGGAGAAGTAACAATCACGACAGGATAAAAAATGAGTTGGACTTTATCTACTTTAAAAACAGCAATACAAGACTACGCTGAATCTACAGAAACATCTTTTGTAAACAACCTACCTAACTTTATAAAAACAGCAGAAGAAAGAATTTTAAAAACTGTTCAGTTAGATGATTTTATAAAAAATGTTACAGGTACAGCAACAGCGAGTAGTCCATATCTGGGTTCTCCTAGTGATTATTTATCTTCTTTTAGTTTAGCTGTAATAGACAGTAGTTCTAACTATAACTATCTACAATTAAAACATACAAGTTTTATACGAGACTTTACTCCTGCTTCTGGAACGACAGGATTACCAAAATATTACGCAGAGTTTGATGATGATACATTTATATTAGCACCAACACCAGACACTAACTACACTTTTGAATTACATTATTTTTACAGACCCTCCTCTCTTACTTCTGCAGGTGATTCTGGAACAACTTG